GGCATTTGGCTTCAAGTTCAGTAATGCGCTGGTCCTTTTCCGCCGACGCCTCACGGTACTGCTGCTCCAATACCTGCCTTGCTTCGGAATATTTGCCTTGAGACTCAAGGGCAGTTTGCTCGGCTTGGCGCTTAAATTCCAGCAGTTCATCTACATTGACACCATCAGGTATGGCCTTAGCTTGTGCTACGGCTTTTTTGTAGTCATCTAGCAATTCAGCATTCTTGCGGCGTAAAGCCTCTAGTTCTGCTTGGATTGCTTGTGTGTCGGGAGCTGTTGATTGTTCGTCAGTCATTTTGTGCAAATCGTTTGCAATCTTATGTTATCAGTTATTTTTTCTTTGGTTTAGATTTTTTAGCAGTTTTCGCAGCAGCCTTAAAATCACCTGCGCTAGGGCGATCAGGATTTCCTTTACGTGACATACGTTCCTTGCTGCCTGCTTCGATGCGTTCACGTTTTGCTGCGATATTGGCGTATAAACCAGGCTTTTTAGGTTTGGGCACCGTAACGCTTGCGGAGGTCATCTAATGATAGCTCCGACCCATCGTCACGTACCAATTTGGCCATAGCATCCTTAGCGCCATACTTATCGGCTAATCGGTTAAAATATGGCACCTTATCTGCACCAATCGCGTCGTTTTGAACTGATCTAGGTTGCTTTTTTAACCATTCGCCATATGTTGTATCAGATGGCACCATACCGCCAGATGCTGCACGTTTACCACTTGGTGGTGGTTCTAAATTTTCAATGCCTAAATCTTTGCCAAGCTGGTTGTAATCAAGAACCGGTACTGTCGTGCTGCGGCAATTGAAGTGTTGCGGTGGTGTTGGCCCTTTGCCATACTCAAACTCACGGCCATCTAATGCACGACACCTAGCACTGGTCTTAGTGTCAAGTGTTGCAATATAACGATACTTTTTGGTTATATCCTGGTTTGCCTCATATACCTGTTGGCTGGCAGCATTAGCCACCTGATTAATGCTAGTACGTACAAGCGCCATAACTTGGTTATTAGCTACTGCCGTAAGCTCACCGCCTGCTGCTGCTAATTGCTTAACCGATAACGGTCCATAATCACCAAACTGCAACCTACCAATTAATCGCTTTGCTATAGCTGGTGTGGATTCACCTGTTAATAGGCCATTACGTACAACTTGGCTAAATTGCTCGGATTGGTCAACTGCAATGCCACGGAATGCCTTGGATACTACCTCGCCATTAGGCAGCGTAATCATTGTGCCTTGTGTTGCAGTTAAACTATATGTCTGCGGTGCTCCTTGAACAGCAGCATATAAATCATCTGATAACGTTATAACTCCTATTTGCGTCGGGTCAGTTGTTACTACTGATGCCGCAAACTGCGGGCTAACCTCAACCGTATTTACTGCGGTACGTGCGCCTGCTGGTAGTGCCTTGCGTAGCTGTTCAGTAGCAAACTCAGTCTGCAGCTCTGCTAATCCTTGCAGCTCAGTAGATAATGCCGTAATGCTACCGCCGGACCATGTATTTAAGCTATCGCGTAATTGCGCAAGTATTGCACGTAACCTAGCTGCTTTTACCGGTGCTGCTAACTCATCAATTGTTCTTAACTGATTAACTGCATCAACAATAATATCATTATATACAACAATAATATCCTTTGCTACTTTATTGCTATACCGGTTAAGGTCTATCGCGTTACGATATAGTGCCGCTGGTACGGTCATAATCCTGCATTAGCTGTTGCCTCCAATTCTGCATCAACATCAAATTCATCGCCTAATACTTCGCCTAGGGATAACTGATTTAATAGTGTTTCCTGTGTTATCGTGCCTGCGGTATAAAGCTGCAATAAACTGCCAATTTCTTGAGGATCTAACCGAGCACCTAAGAAGTCACGGTTAACATAACTACTACCGGCAGCAGTTGTATTACCTAAATACTGTGCATGAAACTGTAAACTATTATCAATCATATCCTGCATATTCTGTGCAATTACCATCATTGTGCTATCACCTTGGCTACGGTCTAACCGCTTAGCCTCTGCTGTCTCGGCTGATAACTTCTGGCCTAATACTGCCGATAAGCCAAGCTCATTTATCTGCCCTGCGATCTGCTCTAAACGCTTAAACTGATGGTCAAAGCTAGTGCCTTTAGGTTCGATATACTCTGCCCGACCATCAGCCGGGAATGCTATCGCCTCACCTGGTCCTGCTGATACTTCTTCGGCTGCCGACGGAAAACCAAAAAATGCCAACATCGGCACAGCACTAATATGCAGTTGGTTATCAAGGTCAGATTGCACTTGATAAGTCTTTAAGTTTAGCTCTGCAATATCTTCTAGCGGTGGCCTTGATTCCATTATATTTAACCGATTAGCATATGCTACGCTAAATGGTATCTTATCAAGGCTAGTGGTGCCTTCATCAATTAATTCAAAATTAGTATTCTTTTGCTTTTGATATATCTTGTACTCACCTGGTGTTAGCACACGCACCTGTTCTGCTGTCTTTTCGCCATACTCACCATCAGGCAGCACTACCTTTTCCATTAACCGTAACTGCACCAGTTCGCTGCCTTCATAACGCCAACCTAAAATCTCCCGTGGTGTATAAGTACACCAATATGGGCGGCCTTCATACTCAGCCTTTGGTGCATCTACTAAAACACCAACATGGCCATAACGTACCATCTTACGTGTTGTTTCATATGTCCATACATTTAAGTCATTACCTTGTAAATCTACGTCAAACAATTGTTCTTGTATAATATCTGCCGTATCAGTTAACCTAACTGGCTTACGTGTTAACATGCCAGCTAACATCCGCTCTAGGCGTTGATAATACGGTGGGCATACGCTTCTGGCTAACCGGTTATCGTAACTTTCATCAAGCTCTCTAGGTTCCTGCGGTAGGTAACGGCGATGCTTTTTGCGCATCCCATAGGTGCCCTGCATCAGATCTTCAATTAAAATCCAATGCGGTTCCTGGTTACGCCATACGCTATTAGGGTCTTGAACCTGCATAGTCACGCCTCACTACTGTTTGAACAGTGCCATCAGCCCTCACTCTAATCACATGCTCAATATGTGGTTCATCGCCTTTAGGCTTTAGCAAGCGTCCTACAGCGGTGATTTTAGGCTTCTGCATCAGCTTCCTCTCCCTCTTCGTCATCACCATCAACATAAGCATCAATCACTAACCGTTGCTGTGCATATTGCAATGCACCAATGACTTCAATGATTGTCAGGTCTTGCTCTGCAATCAAAGCATCAAGCTCTTCAAGAAACGTTTCCATATGATTCCAATGTGGACGTGCTCAGCTTAGCGCATGGAACGTGGTTTACGCGCTGGCTTCTTCTTTACCCCAAACTTAGCCCCGCCTGCTGTTGATAGTTTTGGCCGTTGTGCAAAGCTCATAGGGCTGCCAAACCTGCTATAAAAATCCTTTGCCGCAGCAGCAGTTCTATCCGCCTGTGATTGGCGTTGTTGTGTAGCAGCAAAACGCTTTTCAAATGTTGCCTTGCCAGTTGGGTTATTTAGATTATCTGATTCTTTAATGCTTCTTTTCAGGCCAACTTTGCCTGCACGTTTATAGCGGTCGCCAAAAGCGCCCTCATCAGTTCTGGCTTTTTTAATTTTGAGCGCTGCTGGCTTAGTTGCTGCGGCAGGCTTGGCTGCGGGTTTAGCTTTGGCGCTAGCGTTTTTGATCGCACGCTGTAGCGACTGATTTACGCTCAAATTTTTACCTTGCTTCCTGCCTCTAGCGCTGGCTGCAAGCGCAAAATCAGTTGCTCTTTGTTGAGTCCTAATTGCGTTTGCCGTCTTGCGAGCAGAACCTGATGCCCGCCTGAGCCCCAACCTCTACGGCTTTTGTTTCTAGTTTATGAATTTGCAGCAAACTATCTGGTGTGCTGGCAACCTGAAGATAGATGCCGGGATGAGCTCCCTCAATCGCATAGCCGATCTCTTGCCTAGCCTGAAGAGCTTGGCTAACTGCATCATCTACCATCGCCAAGAGCTGCTGGCCGTGAGCCAGACGGCTGGGCGGTGCAGGAAGTGCCTCCGTGGAGAAGGATGGCGGATGTGGTGTGTAACTCACTCGGTCCGCAGGAGGCAGAACCAAATGAGGCCGATCTCGCGGCTGCCTCATTGTGCGAAGGAGCTCATCTCCTGCGGATAGCGTGACCGCATCCGCTCCAGCGCCTGCTCTAGATCACTCTGACGCAAGGATGAACGATTTGATAGCACAGTCTGCTTGGCAGCCTGTTCGCAAGCCAGCACCAATTCGGCGTGACTTAGCCCATGGCCATGTTGCGCCGCAATTTCCCAGTCCAGAGATGACGTTTCCAGAAATCCCAGCCGGGCCTGCATAACCTTTGCAGCCGTTGAGGCAGTGGGAATTGTGTACGGCAGTACGGCATCAAACCGTCGGAACAACGCGCGATCA